CATTGCTTTAGTAGAAGACTGGCGAAGAACAGTCGATGGTATCTTAAGTATTGAAGCCAACGCTAGATTGTACGTTGACCAAGAACGAGATAAGTTTGATGAGTCAACTATCATGGATATGTTTGATAGAGTCTTTGAAGACGATAGAGTATTTATACATGCTCACTTTGGAACCAATGAGATTGATGATATCTTTGCTAAGTTAAGATACTTAATCATAGGTTGTGATTGTAAGTGGGTAGTCGTTGACCACCTGCATATGCTTGTCAGTGCCTTAGGTGAAGGTGATGAACGTAGAGCTATCGATAACATTATGACTAGACTTAGAAGCTTAGTTGAAGAAACAGGAGCCGGACTAATCCTTGTATCACACTTAAGAAGAGTGGATGGTAACAAAGGACATGAGAATGGTATTGAAGTTTCTCTCTCACACTTAAGAGGTTCTAATAGTATTGGACAGCTAAGTGATTGTGTGATAGCATTAGAACGTAATCAACAGTCTGACGATGCCGATGAGGCTCGTACAACTAGACTAAGAATACTTAAGTCTAGATACACTGGGGATGTAGGTATGGCAACATCATTGATGTATGACAAAGAAACAGGAAGATTATCTGAACGTTTCGATACTGAGTTTGAAGTTGACGAAACACAAACAGCTATTACATTTTAATGGAACTAGTTTTTGATATAGAAACAGACGGTCTACTTTGGCCCTCATCATTCAAAGATAATGAAGGTGAATTAATATCTTTACCTTCTGCTTCAAAGATTTGGTGTATTGTAGCTATTGATGAAACAAACAAAGTTTATACCTTTGACCCTTCCCAGATTGACGAGGGCATTGAGTTTTTAAAATCAGCCGATACTTTAGTTGGGCACAACATTATCGGTTTTGATATCCCTGCTATAAAGAGGATTAAAGATGTGGACTTACATTCACATTCTAAAATCATCGACACCTTGACCCTTTCAAGATTGTTCCATCCTACCAGAGAGGGTGGTCATAGTCTTGAAAAGTGGGGATGGAAACTCAATTGCCCTAAGTCAGCTCAGCCAATCTTTACAGAGTACAGCAAAGAAATGATGGACTACTGTATCCAAGATGTTCGATTAAACAAGAAAGTTTTAGAGAAGCTAAGAAAAGACAGCGTTGGTTTTTCTAAAGAATGTATTGAACTCGAACATGCAACTACAAAAGTTTTAGCTGAACAAGAACTCAACGGATTCTTATTTGATGAACGTAAAGCAATGGACCTGCTTAGTTCTTTGAATCAAAGAAAGAAAGAAGTTGAAGACGAAGTTCATGCTACCTTTAAACCTAAATGGATTCCAATTAAAGAAGTTAAACCTAAACTGAAGAAGGACGGCACTCTTTCTAAGTCTGGTCTAACTGCGATTGAGTACGAAGAACGAGCAGCTACCAATGATACAACTCCATTCATGCGAAAAGAACTAAGAGAATTTAATGTTGGTTCTCGACAACAGATAGGAGAATACTTAATTGACTTTGGTTGGAAACCTAAACGCTTTACTCCAACAGGTCAGCCTATCGTAGATGAAGGAACACTTAGTAAGATTTCACACATTCGAGAAGCTCAGTTAATTGCTGAGTATCTACTTATTCAAAAACGAGTAGGACAGATTGAGTCTTGGGTTGATGCACTTAAAGATGACAATCGTGTTCACGGTGCAGTCATTTCCACTGGAGCTATTACAGGTAGGATGGCTCATAGAAATCCTAACATGGCTCAAGTACCTGCAGTCTATAGTCCTTACGGCAAAGAGTGTAGGTCTTGTTGGGTTGTGCCAGAGGGTAGTAAGTTAGTAGGTATAGACGCTTCTGGATTGGAACTAAGAATGTTGGCACACTATATGTCAGATGAGGAGTATGTAAATGAAATTATCAACGGAGACATTCACACAGCTAACCAAAAGTTTGCTGGACTTGAATCAAGAGATGAGGCTAAGACATTCATCTATGCACTTATATACGGTGCAGGAGATGAAAAAATTGGAAGCATCATTAAAGGAAATAGAGCAGATGGTAAGAGGTTGCGAGAACAGTTTCTTACTAGTTTACCAGCACTTAAATCTCTTAAGACTAGAGTTGAAAGAGCAGCTCAAAAAGGATTCTTAAAAGGACTCGATGGTCGTAAGATATTTTTACGACATCAACATGCAGCCTTGAATACTTTACTGCAAGGCGGTGGAGCTATCGTAATGAAAAAAGGTTTAACTATCTTGTACGATAGACTTAAAACGTGTAATATTAATTTTAAGTTTGTTGCTAACATCCATGATGAATGGCAAATAGAAGCACAGGAATGTCAAGCTCAGAGAGTAGGACAATTAGCTGTTGAAAGTATTCGAGATGCCGGAGAATATTTTAAGATGCGTTGTCCTCTCGATGGCGAGTATAAGATAGGGAGTAACTGGAGTGAAACCCACTAAGAAAGACAGAAAAAAGTTTGACCTAGATTTAGAGTATGGTCAAGTTCGAGAAGACAAAGTTGCAGAGATGCTTCAAGATAAAAAGATTGAAGTTAAATCTGAACGAGATATCTGGCAAAGCACAGGAAATATTGCTATTGAATATGAATGCTGGGGTAAACCTTCCGGTATTAAAGCTACAGAATCTGATTACTGGTTCCATAATCTTTGTATCGGTGATGACATCTTTTGTAGTTTAGTTTTTGACACAAAAGTTTTAAAAAAAATAGTCGATAAGTTAGATACTTTTAAAACAGTATCAGGTGGTGATGGTAATGCAAGTCGAATGTACTTAGTTAATCTACCTAAACTATTTTCATCTGATGTGGTAAAAGCTTTTAAGGAATTAAAAGATGACAAAGAAAAATAAAACATTAGACACTCTCGTAGATGACATCTACAAAACTATCGGTGTTCTTTCCGATGGAAAAAAAATTAAACTAACAGACGAACTACTTGACCAATTAGGCCTAGACATCGTTCAAGCTGTTAAGGAATGGGCTACCCCTGCTAAAAGAAATAAAGCCACCACAAAGGCTCTGAGGATGTCTAACATAGGTAAACCTGAACGACAACTCTGGTACGATATGCATGAGGAAAAAGATGCTGATTCAGAAATGCATCCAACTACCTTCATTAAGTTTTTATATGGTCACATTTTAGAAGCTTTATTGTTATTCTTTGTTAAAGTTTCTGGTCATAAAGTAGAAGCAGAACAGAAAGAGGTATCTGTCAAGGGTATCAAAGGTCACATGGATTGTAAGATTGATGGCGAAGTCATTGATATTAAGACGGCTTCAGGCTATGCCTTTAAAAAATTTAAGGAAGGAACTTTAGCAGAACAAGATACCTTTGGTTACATGGCTCAACTTGCAGGGTACGAAGAAGCAGAGCAAACATCTCAAGGAGGGTTCCTTGCGTTCAACAAAGAAACAGGAGAATTAGCCCTCTTTAGACCTCAAGACCTTGACAAACCCAATATAACTTCTAAAATAGATAGAGTAAAAAAAATAATCAAGTCGGACTCTCCACCTGATTATTGTTTCGATGCGATACCGGAAGGTAAATCTGGTAATATGAAGTTACCTAGAGAGTGTACCTTCTGTCCTTACAAGTTTAAATGCAGAGCTAACTCCAATGATGGAGCAGGACTTCGTGTGTTTAATTATGCTAAAGGTCCAGTTTATTTTACTGAAGTAGTTAAAGAACCCAACGTAGAGGAGGTATTATGAGAGGGACTAAAGCTAAAAGATTAAGAAGACAGAGTGAGTTACTATTAATTGAGTGGCTCAAGACGATGGTGCCTGAAGGGGAAGATGTAACTAAGATTACGTTAAAGAACTTGCATGAGTTTTTACCTGAACAAACACACATCTATGCAAACAATAAACTAATGCTAAGTGCTTATTCTTTGCGATGGTTTTACAAACAAGTAAAACAAAATCCAGATATAACCTTAGAGGAGATAATGGCATGAAGACAGAGTTAGAAACAGCTATCATTCAGATGGGTAGGATATTACAACATCCTGAAGAAACTATAGATAACTTTGATGATGAAACATTAATAAACTTATCTAATGTTTTAATGCTTGAAGTAGAAAAAAGAGTTGATAGGAGCATCCAATAATGTACAAATTTAATGAAGATAAATTAATAGAAGAACTACAACAGTATGTCTACGATACTTATGGTCAACACTATGCTACAGACAAGTATCAAGCTACTGATGTTATCATTGACTCTGGACATGGAACAG